ACAGGATTGGTTAACTTGAAAGTCTGGGTTTGGGTCGGAGTATTGGAACGTCATGGTCGCTGAATTAATGGTTCCAATAGAACCGAAGTCAATGGTGTCAAAGTACACAGAGGCTCGGCACTTGCGCCCGAACTCACCAGTGCTCCACCCTACTGGCAGGGTATCAATAATCTCTCCGATCTCGGAGGTTGCTTCAGTCGTGTAGGTAGTAGCGGGGCTTACCTTCCTGCGCATCCACGCTTCTGAGGAAAGTACTGGTACGGTTAGTGTAGCCATTTAATACCACGCCTCCCTCCACGAAATAGTGGCGCTATAGCCCGTCGTAATAGGATTGTTTGATCCGTCCACAGCGCTTACAGAAACAGTGGACGGGGTGCCACCGTAATGATCATCGTCTGGGTCAATAAGACCAAACAAAGCGCCAGAGTTTACGATAATGTATTTCTGGTTAATTGTATTTAGCGCAGCGCCTCCGTCTTTTGTAATCCTAGAATCGTAAACAATTTGCTCATCGTAGTTAACAAGAATCTTGTACTCGTAGGTTGCATCGTCTCCAATTGTGTTGGCGGGAATTGATAACACAAGAGGAGTTCCATTAAGTGTTACTGTAAACTTGACAAGCGCTGCGTTCTTTGATGGGGTCGCAGTAGTGACCTTGGCGATAACTAGTTCCGCGTACGACGGTGCCGTCCCGTGATTGTGAAGCGTGATGGCAGAACCACCCAGCGTGATGCCCCCGTTCTTCAAGGTGTCAGAGAACTTGTACGGTGACTTCATGACAAACGCAAGGATAACTCCCGTGCTATACCCAGCGCTGTCGCTACCACTAAACATCATCGGATTGGTTTCAATCTGTGGCATCTGCGCTGGTCGGCAGACAGAGTATGCCTCAATCCTTCCCGTAGGGAAATTGGTCGTGTCATTAGTAATCATTGTAAACTTGAATCGCCTAAACCCATCGCTTGCCTGGAACCTCTTAGGAACAAATCGCATCATCTTGACAATGGTCTCAAGTCTACCCGCAAGATCCTGACGAGTAGCACCGTAAAGATCCAATTGAATCTGCAGCAACCTTCGCCCAATGTATGCATCCGCTACGTCAACGCCGTCACGGGTTGCGCGAGGATCTTCGTATCCGATTGGGTTAGCGGCACCGAAGGAGATACTTTTTACGCGGTAGCCAGAGATTGGTTGAGTGGGAGAGAAGGTAGAGTTATTTGTTAGATCATTAAGATTAATAAATACTCCGTTAGGCTGCTCCCAATAAATAGGCTGTGTCAGATCAATCATCCAAGTTGCCTCATCCTTCGGATGCGCTGCTGCTCAGAGCGCCATCGGGTACGAGCGGATGAAGCAAGGACAGAGAGTTCGCTGATAGTCATGTCGCTTGAGCCAGAAGCAATCTGCCACTGCTGGAAGTCGGCACGGTCAACCATCAATCGCTGCAGCGCCTCAGCCTGCACGTAGATCTTCACTGCATTCTTAAGTTGATCGGTAAGGTCTGAAGTCGTGCTGTCGTCATTAAGTAGTGTGTATCGCTTGTATCCCCAGATCTTCAAGTTAACTCGCTCATAAATATCCTCGCCTACAACGAGGTCAAAGGTTGGGTAAGAATATCCTGCTGGGATATGGAGTTTGCCAGCAAACCACTGCCAGCCGTTGCCCCATCCATGCCCCGTGCTAATAGGAAGGGTTTCATAGAACCGAAGGTTTGAGTCAAGGACATCTACCCTGAAGATATTGCTAAAGATGGTGTCGGGCGTGAACTCAAGGCTCTTGCCCATGTTTGATCCAGACAAAGACGGGAACACCGCCTCAAAGGATTCTACTGTTTCAAGTGCTGAGAGGTCAGAGATAGCATCAATACCAGAGTTAATAAGATCATTGATCTCATCATTGCTCCAAGTCTTTGCGTCTGGATCTCGTAGATCCCTTCGGATTTCTGTTCTGATTGTTGCTCGTGTTGCCATCTAACCTCCTATCGGATCAGGGGGGCGACCCGCCAGCCGCCCCCCCTCACCTATTGATTACTCGCCGCTGAGCGTCGCGCCCGTCTCAAGGCGCACGTAGCGTGCACCCGTGAGGTCAAGCAACTTCGCGCCGAAGCGCATCTTGTAACCAGCGATTGCGCGCTGCGCAAGCGGGTCACTGTGATCGCCACCAGGCGACACGAAGTACGCCTGAAGGGTCTGCGAATCGCCAACCGTGTACGAATCTGGACCGAAGAAGTGAGCGCTGTAGACATCTGCGTCATCAGCACCAGCCTCTGCGAACACCTTCGCATTGGACGAAACGAGGAAGCGAACGCCAGCAAAGCGCCCGATCTCGCCGTTCAGAAGCGGGAGGTTGTCCACGTACTTGGTGGATTCAATCCAGCCGTTAGCAGTCGTATCTGTAATCAGATCGTACTCCTGGAACGGGTGGATAACGCAGCGGTAGAAGCCGTCCGCAAAGGTTGGGACGTTGGCAGCCTTGAGGCTTGCCGCCATCTTCTTCACGAGAGCGCCCGTGATGACATCGCCCTGCGCAACAGTTGCGCGGGAAGTTGCATCGCCTGCGTACTTGACGTTCGTGCCTGCGGCAAGAACATCCTTAACAACAAGATCCATCGTCTCAGCAGCCTGTCGCGCAATGCGCTCCGAGGCGATTGAGATGAGGTCGTGAGGTGAGTCCAACTGAGCAAGGTCAGTCACGGCAATCGTCTTACCGTACTGCGTAGCAGTAAAGTAATCCGAGCCGATGCTGAGCGCCTGATCAACAGGTGATTCACCTTCATTGAGCGGAGTCGTGTCCGCGCCGAGGTCTGCGTAGCGAGCGAAGCGAATGGTGTTAGTACCCTTCACAAAACGCCCAGGAACGTAGTGACCTGGCATCACGTGCACGAGTCGCCCGCGCAGTTCTTCCTGCGCCTTAGCGAGGACGAGTTCCTGAACTAGAGCAGAAAACCCCGTCGTTGACGTACTAGTAATAGCCATGATATTCTCCTTAGACTAACTAGATGAACGGATTGCCGAGTTTTTCCATATCCGCAATAATGTCAGACTGGGAACGCTTCCCGCCTCCATCACCGCTAGACTTCCTAGGATTATTCGGTTCAACAAATGTGTCCGTCCCTTCCTTAGCCTGTTCCTTTCTGAGATCTGCCATGTACTTCTCAAACGAAGCGGCTCGCGCTTCATCCGAAAGACCTGCAGTGTCAGCCAAGAACTGAGCGTAGTTCGGGTAGGCACTCTTCAGCCGCTCGTTTTTAGCAGCCTCCCGTGCCTCGTTAAGTTCTGCCTCAAGCGCAACAAGACGATTCTGAGACTTTTGGAACTCGGACAAGTTCGCATTCTCATTCTCAGCCTTCCAGCGTTTTAGATCTTCAGCCTCCTTGCGGATAGACTCAAGTTCTGCCTTCGCAGATGTTAGCGCCTGATCTTTCCCAGCCAGCCGCTTCTTCCAAGTGGTGACATCATCTTCTGCTGGAGTGGTCGCTACCTGTGGCTCTACAGCCTCAGGTGCAGGCGACTCCTGCGGTTGCGTGTTCACGACTTCGGTTTCAGCCATTGCTTCCTCCTATTGTACCATCCTACTCATTACGTAGGAACTTTCCTATATCATCAATCCTTGTCTCAATAAACATTTGAATGTTTTCTACTGGAGACAGGTCTTGATCTTCAGGGTTGGCAAGCGTATTTGCAATGCTACCCACAACGGTAGCCGCCTGTGGCAAGCCAACTCTCTTCATCGCAAGGGCTGCCGTTCCGACACCCTTGGTTGCTCCTTCAAGAAGTGCCTGTGGGACACTTCCTGTTTCTTCTAATGTAGTCCCAAACTGCTCAACTGCTGCAAGCGGTGCAACGTTGACACCGACAGTGATGTCGGTTGGAAGTCCAGGGATAAGCGTTTGCGTAAGGAAGAACATCAGTGGGTCGTACTCTGTAGGGTCGCCTTCTGACATCTCGCGAAGCATTGCCTGTCGGATCTTGTATGCAGCAGAGAACCCAACAAGGGGAGCAAAGTCGCTCCACGCCTTCAGGCTAAATTTGCCGCCAGACGCAAGGCGCAGAACTCGCTCGTACGGTTCAAGGACTAGCCCCGCAAGGGACTTGGTTCGCGTGGCGTACAGTAGTCGCATGTACTCTGGCAGTACTTTGCCAAACATGTACGACGTAGGATACAGCGAGAAGAACACGTGGTTAAACGTGCGTTCAAAGAATGATCGGTTCGTGTTGTAGAAATGCACAGGGATTGACTCGTGTCGGATCTGCGCGTCAATGCCGTCCATGATTGTATTCCATACGGTCTCTTCCCCAGTGCGTGCCTCACGGATAGCCTGTAGGTGGTTGGACAACTTGTTAACATCTTCGGCAGACATGACTACCTTGCCAGCGAGTGCTCGCTCAACTTGCATTGCGACCTCTGGGATCATTTCGCCACGTCGCTGGGCTACGACGTATAGCGCCGCCATCTCTGTTGCCATTGGGCGAGGGATGCCAGTAGAGATCAGGGAGTCGCGCACAAGTTGCTTGCGCTTGACTGCTGCGGTAAACTCAATCTCCATCTTGCCGCTAGCAACGCCCAACTCGTTGAGCGCATTCTGATACGACTTGGCTGCAGAGCGCGGATTCGGACTTGTCTTTCGTAGGATGGCAATAGCCTTAGTAATTCCATCTAGCGCCTCTTGGTTATACCCGACAGCGGCAGCACCAGCGTGAACGTCAGCAAGGTTGTCTGCCAGCGTCCTTGCTGCTGCGCTATGGCTTGTTGCCCGCACTTGTCGGTTCGCATCTCGTAGCGCCGTGTTCAGGTTCTTAATGGGGTCGTCATCAAACTGGCGACCAAACCCAAGACCAAGCGGCTTGTGTCGGTTCATGAACGCTCGCGCTGCAGATCGGCTCGTGCGAAGCGAGTGTGCCTGATGCAGGAAAAGGAGGGCAGCGCCGCGCGGGTCGCCGCCAGCGGACTGCAGCCATACGTCCCATTGCGCTGGTGCAGACTTCTGCATCATGCGAGGGAGCGACTCAGCCATAGCCGATAGGTTCTGATCTGCGGTCATACGCCAGAAGTCAGTTGCCTTGCTAGTTGCCGCACCCTCTACAAGACCAGCCCACCATGATCGGGACTTCTCCATGTTCTTAACAAACTCTGATCCCGCCTCGCCTACGGTAAGCAGTGCCTGCGTTGTGCTGTACCCAAAGTATGCGTTGAGGGCAGCCATGTCCTGAGCGAACTGCAACTCTGGTCGTTCGGCGGCAGCCAAGTCTTGAATAATCTTTACGGAGTCAAGTCGCTGCATCTTATTGGTCATAGGGTCCATGACATCGTAGTACCGCTTTGTTCCGAAACGACGACCAGTAAATGGGATCTTCCACTCTGGCATAATCCCGCGCAGACCATTGAAGAACTTAGACTCTACAATTTCTGCAAGTTGGAAGATTGGGTTTTTTGTAAACTTGAACATTGGGTACCACTTGTCTGCCCACTCTACAATGTACTTTCCGACAGCACCACGAAGCACGGGCGACTTGCGAAGAGCAATCTTAAAGCCACCGCTGATCTGCGACGCAACACCAGTTACGGCAACGTCACCCTTTGCGGCGTAGAAGATCATGTCCTCAAAGTCCCCATTCTTAACCATTGCCCTAAACTCTTGTAGTGCCTGTGGTCCCTGCTGAGCAATCCTGTCTTCAAGCCGCTGCATAACATTGACAATAGATCCATCGCCTTCGCCAGACAGCGCCATGCTGACTGTGCGCAAAGACCCTCGTGTCTTGAACGCTTCGTCCATCAACTCCCTATGGAGGTCACGGATTACCGCACGTGACATAGGACTCTTCAGTCGTGTTGCTGCGTACTCATACATTCGGTCTAGCGTGTTCTGCATAATCTTAATTGTTGAGCGGTCCCCGAAGTTGTAGTCAACAAACTTTCCAAGTTTTGTACGGTTGCCAAACACAACGTCCATCCCGTCATCAGTAATCGGAACCCACAGCGAGGACTTTGGGCGTACGGCAGCACGAGACCCGAACTCTGTAATGTCAATCTTAGGCTTTGTCACTACTCCCTCTGGCTCAAGGATGATCTTATAGCCAAGCCGTGCAGCGTCGGACAAGAAGTTTGTGTAGGCAGGAACGTCAGCAAGCGCATTGGTAAACGACACTGGAATCTCATCTGGAAGATCAGTAAGTTGGTCAATCTTTTTTGCGAAGACGGCAACCGTGTCCTCATTGATGACGGTCTTGGACGCGTCGCCAAGGGCTTGGAACTCAGCCGCTGCATTGTCAAAGTTCTCAATAGCCTCGCGAACGATCTCCTGCTTTTGCTCAAACGTTTCTGCAGATTCAAGTCGCGCAAGGATCTGCTTGCGATCCTGCTTTGTCATTGTTCGGGCGCTGACAATACTCATGCGTCCCATCTGCGTCCTGATGAGTGGGCGGATCTTCTGGTCAATATTCTTGAGGAACGATGGAGTTTCAGACAGCGCTTTAAGTTCTCGCATATTTCCAGCAAGCGTTCGCGCAGCGTAGCCAAGGTGTAGGAAGTTTGCAGTATTCACCGCCTGAACCAGTGCCTTGCTCTGATCGGATACTTTAGAAGCGTCCATCACTAGTTCGTCAAATAGGTTGGCAGCCTCGTCGCGCGACAGCATAAACTCCATCTTGGAGATGAAGTGCTCCTTCGCCGCAGCAGGTCCCTTTGCTGCAATGAGGAGCGCGTCGGCAGATTCACGGGTAAATACAAGCGCGACCTCTCGGTCAACAGACTGCCTGCTGCTTACGATAGCCTCATCTAGGACATTAAGAACGCCGCCTTTGCCAATCTGCTCGCCAAGGTCGCCCTCTACTGCAGTATCAACAAGACCACGGCGGACTCGCTCTGCCCAGTCTGAACCCTTGCCTGCGCGCATGCGCTCCTGCTTGATGTTAAAGAGTTCGTCAAACTGTGAGTTAATCTCTTCGTCCGTAAGGATGGAGGATCGCTCGTCAAGATTTGTTGCGTTCTTAAACTCTGCACGGGCGGCATCATCGGATAGCGACGTAGCACGCTCAACCGCTTGAATCCTTCCCTCTACGGCTGAGGTGTTTCGGATTACAGAGTTGTTGACAACATGGTTTGCCGCTGCGCCTCGGCTAACGTGGGCAGCCGCAATAGAAACAGAATCGTCAAACAGATCGGCAACTCCAGCATTGTCGGCATACTGAGCAACCTTCCGCATGGTGTTTACGCCAAGAGCAGTAATGATTGCAGAAGATGCACGACCAAGCACAAGTTGACCAAGAGCCTTGACAAAGCCACCGCTTCCCCTGCTGACCCTGCTATATGCACGACCAAGAGCCTGATTCATTCGGCTGCTCATAAACTTCTCATCGTCTGGTGTCATTGGGGTGCGAGCCTTAACCCGACCCATGATGTCGCGCTTTGTCTCGTCACCCATCTCGTCTAGGAATCCAGCGGATTTCTTTGCCCTCTGGTAGGTTCCGCCGACCATGGGAGCGACTACATTGAGTGGGTCTGCAAAGATGGAAAGCATAAGATCGTGAGGAACGCCACCAGTTACAGCAACTCCATCCCTATACATCTCCGACGCAACTTCGTCAACAGACATGTCGTACTTGCCAACCATGTCAAGATACTTCTGTGCCATCTTTGGATCGCCAAACGCCATCGCATTCTTAATGCGCAACTTTGCGACTTCTTCGTGGGCTAGTCGGTTAAGAGTATCAATTCCATAGAATAGACCGCCAGCAGCGCCACCAACAAACTCCATCCCAGCGCGAGGAATATCAAATACATCGTCAACTGGTTCCTGAGAAGCAGGCGCTCCACCAACGATGTCAACGCCGATACGACGCTTTTGGTAAGTAGACTGAGAACCCGAAGAATCATTGCTACCTCCATCAGAGAACGGCTTATACGGCTCGTCTTCTGGCGGTACTCCAATCCAATCAACCATTACAGAGCAATCTTAAATGGCGAGTTCCTAAAGAATCCACCTACGGCGGTAGACTTAGTGCTAGTAAGTGACTGTCGCTCTCCAGCCCTAAAGTCAACCATTGCCTGACTTGTCAGGCTAGCAATAGGCTTGATTGCAGTCGTTGTCTTAATTGGACCAGTGCGAGTGATAGGCGAAGGACCAGTTACTGGAGTTGTTCCCGTCACTGGAGAAGTTCCAGTAGATGGACCGCCTGGCGGAGTAATCGGAACCTGCTCACCATATCCAAGATCCCTGTTTGGATCAACCCTAGGGGGAGTTGGCAGAGTTGTGCTCCTAGTTCCGCCACTTGGCATTTGCCCGCGTCGCATGTACTCCGCCTCTTGCTGCTCTGGAGTGAGGGCAGGCTTTGTGCCTGTCCCGCCCTTACCCATTCCAAACCCGCCAAGACCTGGGATTCGGGTCGTTCCACCAAAGTCACCGTCTGTTCCTGGAGG